AAAGCACTAGGCTTAACTACTGGTGTAGGTAGTGAAGCTATTGGTCAGGCATATCAGGCTGGCAAGTCTGGCGGTGAGGCTGCAACAGCATTTAAAGAAAACTTGACTGGCAAAGTTGAGCAATAGCACGATCTTGAGCAGACTGTATGCGATTACCAAGTTCAGCAACACGCTTATCAGCCGTTTCTTGGTCAATCATTCCATTTGCATAACTCTTTTGCAACTGTGTTGCAACAGCACGCAAAGCAGGTGGAACAGTTGTATCGCTTGCAAATACATCAAATGGGTTGTCTTGCTGTTGACCGCCTACAAATCCAGCCTTACGCATCTCTGGAACGAGCTTTGAAAGACTTGAATAAGCAGCTAATGGGTCACTCGAAAGTTGTGCAATACGTTTTGCAACATCTAAATTAACAGATGGAGCAATGTTTTGCGTAGCAGTTGGCACAACGCCTTGACCTGGAGTTTGGAAATACTGACTAATTTGGTCAGGAGAACCAGACCAGTTTTGTTCACCAGCAGCAATTGCAGGACTAATTAATTGCCCAGAAAGCTGACGCATCAATTGGCTTTCTTGCTGCTTACGCAACTGCTCACCAACTTGCATTGCAGCCATCTTTTCTTGCAGACCTTGGCTCAAAGCCTGTTTGTAGAGCTGTTGGCCTTGTTGCAGACCTTGAGCAATAGCCAAAGCGCCGCCGCCAGGCGTACGGCTTGGAGCGCCAGCCTGAAGCAGCGCAGTCGCCATGCCAAGGTTTGACTGACTAGCGGCTTGGTCTTGCAAGCGCTTCAGTTCATCAGCGCCAAGCAAGCCGCCAAGGTAAGCAGGCGTTTCGCCGTAGAAAGAATCTAGTAATGCCATATTTACCTCTTAAACAGTTGGAGAACTGCCCCAATTTGTCAGCCAATTAAAGCCTTGTTGTAAACCACCAGTTCCACCAGTGCCCAATTTATCAAGACCGCCCAACAATTGAACGCCAAGCAGACCAGTACCCAAAGCCGTAGCTGTTGGGTTGGTGAAGTAAGGAGTTTGAGCAGTAGTTGTCTTGCCAGCAGGGAAACCGTAGGCTTGATTCAGGTAGTTTGTCAACTGAGACTGTGGCAAGTTTTGCTCGTAAGCATACTTAGCCATATCAGCTTGCAATGCTTGGCTTTGATAGCCTTCACCCAACTGACCTGCGGCAAGTTGTTTGTTAATGTCAGCATAATCAGCTTCAGCCATTGCAGGCGCGCCAAATGTTGCGGCTTGTTGGCGAGCGCGTTCGTCTGCATAGTTTTGGTATGCCAGTTGTCCAGCAGTGCCAGTCAACGACTTTGCCAATTGGCCAGCAGCAGCGCCTTGCAGGTTAGTCATAGCACCAGAGCCGTAACGACCAGCCTTAGAAGCCTGAGAAGTTATGTCGCTGATTGCTTTGTTGAACTCTGTTGTCGCAGCTTGTGCGGCAGGTTGGAAAGCACCTGAAAAGAATGGATTGCCACCGAGGTAATCGCCTTGAACAGTACCCATCAACTGATTCTGAGCAGCACCAAGCAAAGGATTGCCAGCTTGAGCGCGAGCTTGAAGGGCTTGAATACCTGTTTGAGTAGCTGCCGATGGGCTGACGTAGCCTTGACCTTGGTAATACTGAGGGCCACCAGCTTGATACAAGCGTTGAGCTTCTTCCAGACCATACTTCAAATATGGCTGAATTGTTGGGTCAATCTGTGTGGTCTGTGTGGATGTGGTTGTTTCGACTGCCATAAAAGCACCTTTCTTTTCAAGGGACTCCGAGGCGGGTCATCCACGGAGTCAATTATATACGTTATCCAACAATTACATAGTCGTATGTTTTGTTTGCTGTTGAGTTTGCAAAGTGAGACAAAGTTGCTTCTCCCTTGCTTTTTGAACTTACATATACGTTAGTTGTTGAAGATGGTGCAACATATTGCACAGTTGCAATAATTGAAGCTGCCGCTGGGCGTGTTGGACTTGTTGCCGTTGGCAATGAAATCATTGACACGCCAATATTATTTGCTTGCCACATTAGCTGCACATAATCATTAGCGTTTAACTCAATAAAGTAGTTCCAAGCTGGCAAAATATGACCATCAATACCGCCATGACTATTTGGAATTGAAATTTGCCCTTTTGATAGAGCAACATTTGTGCCATTTTTTGATAACCATATATCAACGTCATGTATTTGTGTATCAGTGTTTGCAAACTGACCGCTAAATTGAATGTTATAAATTCCGTAATTTGTAACCGTTATTCTTGAATTACTTACAACACTTACGCCATTACTGTAATCAACAGTATTAAATGTCATTGGATATGCAGTTGTTGTAGATGAGATTGTTTGGGTTGTTGTGTCTTGGAAACTTCCGTAAGGTGTGCTGTCAGCATAAGCAGCCGCAGAGGCAGGTATTAAAATAATCTTCGAATCGTAGCCAATGCGTTCATCGGTAATTGTGGTTGTTAATGCGCCACCTGTCGCCAAAGTTACAGAGCCAGTATTATTGGTCTTCCCGTTCATTATTCCGTTGACGACTTCAGCAACAGCGCGTTGATCGCCACCAAAAGGCGGTAGAACTCGAAACATTAGCGAACCCCTTGAGCAACTAGGTCAATGTCAACTGCAACGGCTGACTTCCATCGTGCGCCAGTTGGATTAACCTCAATTCTGTGGTACTTACCAGAGCCACGCAAAGACACACGGTTGTCGTCACTTGCCGCAACTGGTGCGCTGTAAGTAATGTCTTGACTCAAAAGTCGGCGAGAAGCCACAGAAACAGTCGCAGAGCCTTGATCTACTTGAGGGCGAGCCAAAGTAAGCAGCGACTGACCACCAGCTTCAATATCGCCTGTTTGGATTCGCGCTGTCATTGGTGTACCTGTGTATGTAATAACCTTAGTTGCAAGCGTTCCACCCAAGAAGTATTTGCCCCCAGTGAACAAGATTGAGTCCATTGGAGTAGCCAAAGCGTCAATAGATGAACTGATGCTGTCCAATTCTTCAAGCGTAGACGATGCGCTAGATGCGTCAGAAATGAAATCTGTGCCAGCGTCTGTGTAAGTCCACTTTTTTGTCGTGAAGTTGTAAGCCATCAATTTACGGCTTCCGTCTTTACTCTTGTAGTTCCACAAAATCAACTTGCGAACAGGGTCAACAGCCGCTGACATTGTTGGATAGTCGTTTTCGCTCACATCATCCAAAAACCAACGATCTACCTTTTCAGAGCCAATTGGAATGACTTGTTGTCCATCGCACATATAAAAGCCATCGTCAGACAAGAAGAACGTGATGCCTTGGTATTGAGCGATAGAGCCAGAAACCATGCAACCCTTATTGCGGCTGATGTTATCAAATTGGAAAATCAGAGGCGAGCCAATGTAGCTCATTCGGTGAATACTGCGCTCCAAAAGCACAAGCCCAAACTCACCACCACGGATGCCCATGATTTGACCGCCATCAGCAATGTCTTGATAGTCAGCTTGGTTAGTTGCAGAAGGAGTCCAAACAGTCTCATCATTTAGACCAGACCAACGAACTCGGTACTGTTCTTGTTTTGAGCTTTCAAAGGTGTTTGCCACAACAACAAAGTCACGAACAACAGTAACGTATTTTGCAACAGGAGCAGAAGCAGACAAGTCAGCAAATGCTGTTGAAGTGCCTAATGTCCAAGCCTGCAACTTTGATGAGTTGTCAGTTCCGATAACAACATCACCAAACTGCGTAAAGCGGAATCGCTCATTTGCAGAAGTCGTATAACCTGAGTTCACCTCAGTTACAGCGCCAACGCCTGAAACTGTGAAAATCTTACTGCGGCCAGCCGCAAACAGCTTAGTAACTCCGTCTGGTTGCTTACTAGCGAACAAACTTGTTAGATTCTCACTTGCCGCAGCAGAGAACTCAACAGCTTGAGGAAAAGGGCCATAGCCAGCAGCTTGAGAAACGCAGTTCTTAGCATCGCTCAAAGCGCCTGTGATACCTGACTGATCTGGCATCCATTCGCCAAAAACAATTCGTTGTGTAGCCATTTTTAACCCTGTCTCAGCCAAGTGTTTGTAGAGGTCGATGAATCAGCCCAAGAATTTGAGCCAACCGATACATCTTCCCAAGTGTTTGAATTTGCGCTTGCATCAGTCCATGTATTACCGTTTGTCGATACATCAGACCAAGTGTTATCAGAGCCTGCAACATCTCCCCAATTGTCGCCCATCCTTATGCCATTGCAGACAATGATTGCCTCGCAATTGATAGAGCCAGCAAAGTCAAATACTGCATAAGCGTCAGCAGTCAAACTTGCTTCACAGACAAAAGAAGCATCTGCGTTTGCAGTGATACCACCCAAAGCAGTAAATGTTGCATCAGCAGAAATAGCCGCATCCGCTTGACGGACACGAACAGAATCAGCGCTTACCGTAGTGGCACACGCTACATCAGCAACGCCATTTAAGAGCAGTCCACCAACGGCTTCAACAGTTGCATTGCATGAAACATCAGCAGAAGCAATAGCAATACGCTGTGCATCAGCGGAAACAGTTGCAGAAGCCGTAATTGTGGCGTTTCCAATGCAAACCCTAGTCGCATCGCATGAGGCTGTTGCAGAGGCATCTATTGAGCCTGTGCCAATTACGACTCTGATTGCTTCGCACGATACTGTCGCCGAAGTGGAAACAGAAGCCGAAGCTCCAAACGTAACGGTTGACCCAGAACTTACAGTTGCAGCCGCATTGACTGAGCCGTAAGCATCCCAAAGTGTGACTGACGTTGTATATAACTCACTGTCAAGAGACAGAGTTAAATTGTCTAGACTTCCTTTTAGGTTATCTAGACTGTCTATTGTCCACGGTGGGAGCAGGTCAGCCATATCACGCCAAGGTTACGCTCAAAGAGCCAGAAGCAATACGGAAAACGTCACCAGTTGCGATGGTCTTAGAAGCATCCAAAGCGGTGTGATACAACAAGTTTCCGTTTGTCAGTGCGTCACGGATGCCAACGTGCGTAACAGTACCCCATGAGCCACCAGCTTGAGGGAACTCAATTGCGGCAGAGTTGGTTGTCACGCCGTTAGAAGGCGAGCCAAAAGTGATTGCTTGACGAGCGTAAGAAGTGCCAGAGACTTCAGTGCCTGAATCTGCATCAGTTGGGTCTGCGGTGTAGAGCGCCAAGTATACAGCCGATGGGCTTGTGTAAGCGGTATTACGCAAGGTTGCATTAACCAGTGCGTTTTCTAAGTAGTTACTCATTTCAGCCATAAATTACCTCAGTGTGGTTGTCATTGACAGTGGAACACCAGAATACTGAGAAGATTCATCAGACTTGGTGATTGTGGAGATTGCTCGGTCGTACATAGTTCCCCATGTATTGATTCGAGCATCGTTCATGATGTAAGGCTCGGCTTCAAGCAATGAAGCATACAAAAGCGCATCAGGTGCATTAGCAATGAAAACGTTGCTTGAGTTTGTATCGCCTAAGAATGCAGGAGCTGCAAAGTACAACAGTTTCAGCGTGTAATCGCCATCAGGGATTGGGGCCAACTGAAACTCAGAAGCCAAGATTGTGTAATCAAGAGGCTTGCCGCTTTGAGTTGAACGTGTGTTGCGACTAAAAACAGCAGGGCTTGAATAAGTCAAAGGCTGAACTGGGTTTGTAGAAACCGAAAAGTCGCGAATCTCAATGAAATCCGATGGCAGCTCAACAGTTGAATCGCCACCTGTTGTTGAAGTAGTCACGGACTTGAGCATTTGACGAATACGCAGTTCACGGCGCAAACGCAACTCAGCGAAACGAATGAAGTCTGGAATTTGATCTGTCAGGTCGGTACGAGCCAAATAATTGGCAACCGCTGTCTTCAATTCTGAATATGTTGCAATGCTCATACTTGTCCTGGTCGTGTGCGCCAAGCGCGGTTCATCGGGTCGTTCAGATACATGGCAAAACGCTTCTCATCCAAAACAGCAAACCCGCGCATAACACCTTGCTTATTCAGTTCATCAATTGCAGTAAATGGAATTGAGGCTACTTTGTTGCCAAACGGGTCATCTGACCATTTAGCACGCTCATCGTAAGAATTAAATTCCTTACGGTTTGCTTCAATAATGCCAGAAACATCTTGCTTTGTTGCAATGATGAGACCCCCATCACCATCTTGATGAGCCGTAGATTGACGAAATTGAACAGGTGTATTCATGCAGTTATTCTAACAAAAACGCCCCAAAGCGTGAACCTTGGGGCGGTTAATCTAATCTAGGAGAATCAGATTAGGTCAAGTCAGCGATGATGCCATGAGCAGCTTCGTTGTTCACTTGCAAGGTGTATTCGACCAGCAATTGAGTAACTTCAGCGTCACCAGTCTTAGCCAATTCATTTGTTTGGAATGGGCGCAGATAGTTAACAGAAGCCATATCTGGGTCGATCACGAAAGCCACGTCAGTGTCAGTGATGAAGCGGTTAGGCACAACAGAGATCGTACCGAAATCGCTCATATACACGTCAGCAGCACCGATGATGGTGGTAGGCTGGTCGCTTGGAGCCATGTAACGCTGTGCAGCGATACCAGCAAAAGTTGACACAACTTGCTTGTGGTTAGGGCGAACCATCAAAACTTTGGGATTGCCACCAGCCGAGTAGACTTCAGCAACCACAGTCTTCAAGATGGTTTCAGTGAAAGTGCGGTCAGTGCCGTTTGTACGGGCAGTTGTACCGTTTGCACCAGCAACGCCATCAGTACCGAAATCACCAGCAGTAGCCAACCAAGCCTGCAAACCACCCAAAGTGCGAGCAGTAGAAGCATTACCAGCAGAAGCAACTTGGTTGCTCAACAAGATGGCTTCCATGTCGCGTTTCACTTCAGCAGAGGCTTTAGCCAAGCTGTAAGCCTTTTCAGACTTACGACCAGCTTTGTCAACAGCTTCCAAAGTGCCAGAGACTTTAACGGTCTTTTGGCTGATCTGGGTACGGTTGCCAGCGCGAACGGTGGGGGTCATTGTTGCGTCAGAAGCGGTAGCGCCTTCAACAGCAGCGTTAGAAGTGTTCACAGCAGCGAGGCTGTCTTTTTGCCATTCGTGGTAAGTAGCAGTAGCTTTACCTTTGCCGATAGACGACATGAATGGTGTATCTGTGGGGCTGATGTTATAGATAACGTCAGACAGGTCTTCGCGCTGACCAATAGCGGTGTAGGTTTGATAAGTTGCCATGATTCAAGTTTCCTTATAAGAATCGTTCAAATGCGTTTGCAGCGTCACGAACTTTACCAGTCCGCTTCAACTGCGCCATTGTGTTTTTCTGCTGTTCTGAGTCTGAATTTCGTGGTGTTGAAGTACCCGCTTTCATCATCTTCGGAGCAGCTTCCACCTTTTTGGTGAT